ACCTAATGCTAGATTGAGTGCAGTACCTACCTCATCATTAACTGGAGCAGTCACAAGTATTGCTTCTCATGGATTGGCTTCATCAGCCACAACGGACACCACAAATGCAAGTAATATCGGTTCTGGAACATTATCTAATGACAGATTAAGTTTAGATATTAGCAACTCAGATGTAAACGCTTCTGCTGAAATAGCTCAATCGAAACTGGCAACACTGGCTATCACTGATTCAGAAGTGGCAGACAATGCTCTGTCTGGGAATAAGATTGATGGTGGAACAATCAGTAACTTCGCCTCTACTGGTATCGATGATAATGCTTCAAGCACAGCTCTGACTCTTCTAAGCAATGGATATATTGAAGCAACTAATGGCAGAGTAATCTCAACTATGACTAGTTGCGGTAATGTAAGCACAACTGCAACCGAGGTTACTCCTATAGGGGCAACTTACGGAGGAATAGCAATTGTATTTGGTAATAGTGGTGGAAATATGTTTTCAGATATTGTCTCTTTTTCACTATCTCAAACAGATGTTCTGTCCCAACAAAGCGTTTCTGGTGGTCCAGCAGGAAGGACATATACAGCAGCAGGAGGGCATCTAAAATTAGCAATGGCCAGTGGCACTTATGCTTGTCAATATTCTGATTTCACCAACAGTTCTGACGCATCATAAGGAGACTATTATGGAAATTATTTGGAAATGTAAGGCTTGTTCTGGAATGGATATAGTTGAGCGTATCACTTTTATAAGAGAAGGCACAACTGATAGTGGAGAGAAAATTATTGCTTCAGCAGTTCATATCCCATCTCACGATAAACTTTATAGAACAAGAGAACAATGGACTGACGAGGAAATAGACGCTATAGGAAATAATATTGTTGAAGATTTAGATGAAGAAATCAATAGAAAGAGTTTAGCTTCAACAGAAGAGCTTATAGCAAAACTAGAAGCAGATTTATTGTAATAAAAACCATAGGAGAATAACTAATGATCTCACTACTAATACATGGCGGTGCTAACGGTAACTCAACCAATGGCATTACCCCCTCAGATACTTTCTATGAGATTGCTATTGCAGCAACAACCAATCAGCAATTGACAGCACCAGCAAGCGCAGAGTTTGTAGTATTCTCTGGCAATGGTGACTTCTATGTTTGCTACGATGGTACTGCTGCAACGGTTCCCTCATCTGCAACCTGGACTACTGGAGATCAGGAGTTAAACCCTAGTATCCGTAAGTGTGAAGCAGGAGATACCTTCGATGTGATTGCTCCAGCAGCAACTAAGATTACTGCGGCATTCTACGCATAGAAATGAACCTACATAAATATAAGAAGGGAGAGCACTTCAAGGGTAATAAGTATAGGGACTATAAGGGTTCCTTTATGACAGCCGCCCTATTCTTGGAGACCAGAACAAATGATTCTTATCCACCTCTATATACTTTTGAGTCGGAAGATAAAGAACATCCTGAATATGGTAAACTCATATCAATAAGGAAGATTTATTTAGAGGCTAACGATCCAACTGAATATTCAGTAGCTATGGCTATAGTAGATTCTTGGGATCACTGGCAACGTATATGTGCTTCCAAGAAAGTAGGACCATACATTAAACAGCTACGTGATGAACTGGAAGTTAAGATGAGATCACAAGCTATTCATGAGATGGCTAAGATATCAACTCAAGGCGTTAAAGGATTATCTGCAGCTCGTTGGTTAGCTGAAGGTTCATGGAAAGGTAAACGTGGTAGACCTAAGAAAGCAGAGGTAGAGAGACAAATGAAGATTGATGCCAAGATCCAATCTGAAGTAGATGAGGACTTTAGTAGAATACAGGATTTCTTAAGTGATCAAGCAACAGCTCACTGAGCGTAAGCAACAGCTCACTAAAGAAGACATAAAAGATCTAGCGGAAGCTGACCTACTTACTTTCGCTAAGCTCGTTAATCCTCAACGCATGTATGGTAAAATGCATGAGGAACTATTTCGTTGGTGGCAAGCTGAGAATGCAAGTGATAACCAATTAGTTTTGTTACCTAGAGATCATCAGAAATCTCATTGTATCGCTACTAGAGTTGCTTGGGAAATAACGAGAGATCCGTCATTAACTGTACTGTACATATCTGCAACAGCAGATCTAGCCGAGAAACAATTATATGCTATTAAAAATATACTCACATCTAAAACCTATCGTAGATACTGGCCTAACATGGTTGAGAAAGAAGAAGGAAAGCGTGAGCGTTGGACTGTCGGAGAAATTTCGCTTGATCATCCAGTACGTAAAAGAGAAGGTGTCCGAGATCCAACGATAAAAGCAGCCGGATTAACTACAAACGTAACTGGTTTTCATTGTAATATAGCTGTACTGGATGATGTGGTAGTACCTGGAAATGCTTATACTGGTGAGGGTAGAGATAAGGTAGCTGGTATGTATTCACAACTAGCTTCTATTCAAACCACCGGAGCTAAGGAGTGGGTAGTTGGTACACGTTATCATCCTAAAGATCTATATACCACTCTACTTGAAATGGTTGAGGAAGAGTTTGACGATGATGGTGAGGTCATAGACTTTGTACCTGTATATGATATATTCCAGAAGGTAGTAGAGATAGAGGGTGAGTTTCTATGGCCAAGACAAAGACGTAAGGATGGCAAGTTCTTTGGTTTTGATCTAAAACAACTGGCACGTAAGAAAGCTAAATATGTTGATAGAGTTCAGTTTTATGCTCAGTATTATAATGATCCTTTCGATCCTGATAATCAACGGATAAGCTATGATGTATTCCAATATTATGATCGTAATCTAATATCACTTAACGACGGTTCTGTACATTTTAAAGGTAATAAATTAAATGTATTCGCAGCTATTGACTTTGCATTCTCAGTACGTAAAGGTGCTGACTATACAGCTATCGTAGTTATAGGTGTAGATGGAGATAATAATATATACGTACTGGATATAAACAGATTCCAGACTACATCTATTAAGGAAATGTTTGATGCTGTGTTGAACGTCTATTCTAAATGGGACTTCACTAAACTAAGAGCGGAGGTTTCAGTAGGACAGAAAGCCATAGTACAGGAATTTAAAGAATACATGAGACAATACGGTGTATTCTTTAGTATTGATGAGCATAGACCTACGAGATATCAAGGTACTAAGGAAGAACGTATGGCTTCCATATTGGAACCTCGTTATGAGAATATGGCTGTATGGCATTATAAGGGTGGTAATATTCAATTATTGGAAGAGGAACTCATAGAGACACATCCAGCTCATGATGATATTAAGGATGCTCTAACATCAGCTATAGAAGTTTCTAAACCACCAGCACGTAGACAGATGAATAGAAAACAACACAGAGATAATGTATTTACACACGCTAGGTTTGGCGGTATAGCTGTTTAAGTTTAAACAAGGAATCATATGAACAATACTTTTGATGTAGAACAATTCTTGGACAGAGATAGATTAGCAGTTACTATTGCTAATAACTGGACTGAATGGCAAGGTCTACGCAAGGAATGGGAATCAGAGAAGAGAGAGCTACGTAATTATATCTTTGCTACTGATACTACTAAGACTACTAATGCCTCTTTGCCTTGGAAGAATAAAACTACTCTTCCTAAATTAACCCAGATCAGAGATAACCTACATGCTAACTATATGGCAGCCCTCTTCCCTAATGATGAGTGGTTATCATGGAGTGGTGATGATGAGGACTCAGTAGCTATGGATAAACGTAAAGCCATTGAGTTCTATATGAAGAATAAACTCAATAACTCTGGCTTTAGGAATACCATATCTAAACTAATTCTGGATTATATTGATTATGGTAATTCTTATTCAGGTATTACGTACGTTAATGAATCTAAATCAGATCCTATTACGGGTGAAGTAATACAGGGATATGTGGGTCCTAGACTTTATCGTATCTCACCTTTCGATATTGTATTTAATCCTACCACTGCATCCTTTGAAGAATCACCAAAGATCATTAGATCAATTAAATCACTAGGTGAATTAAAGAAGAATGTACTAAACAATCCTGAGCTTGGTTATAGTCAAGAAGTTATTGATCGTATACTTAATAATCGTAAGGCATATACACAGCTTGATCCTTCTGATCGTGCTAAGTCAGAGGGTTTCTCAGTAGATGGTTTTGGTTCTATTGAACAGTATTATAACTCTGGATATGTAGAGCTTCTTGAGTTCCAAGGAGATATCTATGATCAGGATACAGATACTCTTTATGAAGATCATATCATCACTGTTATTGATCGTAGTTATATAGTACGCCTAGAACCTAATAAATCGTGGTTAGGGGAGGGTTATATCAGACATGTGGGTTGGCGTACCAGACCTGATAATCTCCTCGCTATGGGGCCACTAGACAATCTGGTGGGTATGCAGTATCGTATTGACCACCTTGAGAATCTAAAGGCTGACGTATTTGATCTTATAGCACATCCAGTTATGAAGATTAGAGGATACGTAGAAGACTTTGAGTATGGTCCAGGTGAACGTATTTATGCTGGTGATGATGGTGACGTAGATTTCATGCGACCAGATACTACTGCTCTTTCTGCTGATATGCAGATTAGAGAGCTAGAGAATAAAATGGAAGAGTTTGCTGGTGCTCCTAAACAAGCTATGGGTATTCGTACTCCAGGTGAGAAGACAGCATATGAAGTACAAGCACTTGAGAATGCTGCTGGTCGTACATTCCAAAATAAGATCACACACTTCGAGGAACTATTTATAGAGCCACAGATAAATGCAATGTTTGAAATGTCAAGGAGACATTTAGATGGTGCTGATATTATTCGTGTAATGGATGATGACTTTGGTGTGGCTTCTTTCCTTACTGTAACCAAAGAAGACATTACAGCCAGAGGTAAGTTATATCCAAGAGGTGCTCGTCATTTCGCTAAACAAGCACAGCTTATACAAAATCTAACTCAGTTCGCTAACAGTTCTATAGGACAAGATCCTGCTGTTAATGTACATATCTCAGGTAAACGTATGGCACAACTAGCTGAGGAATTACTGGGTGTAGATAAGTTTGGATTAGTACAAGAGAACGTGCGTATCATGGAACAGCAAGAGACTCAACGTATTATGCAGAGTGCTCAACAGCAACTACAACAAGAGCAGATGATGGATGTAGATCAGTCTGAGGAAGAAGAACAGATAATATTACAACAACAAGGAGCAATATAATGGCAAGAACAACTCCAGGTGGAGGCTTTCAACCTAAGTTTGGTATGGGTGGAGGCGGTGGTACAGGTGGTGGTCGGATGGGTAAGGCTGCCGTAATCAAGGGTGGCACACCTACAGGACGTAAAGTAAAACGTCAAGGCAAGAAATCACAGTCAACAGCAGTACCTAAGTCAGGACCTACTCGTCAGAGTGTAAAGGAAGGTATTAAGAGCAGAGCTAAGAAGCGTGAAGCTGAGAAGGCTAGAGTATCAGCACTAGCTAAGAAACGTAGAGAGGAAGCTAAGAAACGTTCTGAGGCTCGCAAGAAGAAAGCCGCTGATAGAGAAAGTACCAAGAAACAAGCTAAGAAGAAAGCTGTTAAAAAGAAAACTGTTAAAAAGAAAACTGTTAAAAAGAAAACACCAAAAGCAAATATTAATAAGATTGGTGGTGGTAAACCTGCATCACCTTCAAGAGCTAAGAAGGCTGGTATACTAACAGGTTCTGTTGTAGGGGGTACTATATTAGGTATAGGCCTTAGTAATCTTTCACAAGATAAAGTAGAAACTAAAAAGAAAAAGGTGGCTCCCAAGAAGAAGGTATGGGAAACAGACGCTTACAAGAAGAAGATTAGAGAACGTGATGCTAAGGTAGAGGCTATTAGAAAACGTAAACAACAGAACAAAAAGAAAGCTTTTGATGTTTCAGCTTTGATTGGTAAGTCTACCGATAAACTAAAGAAGCAACGTAAAAGCGATCTAGCTAAACGTTATGCTAAGAAAGCTAGTAAGTCAGGTTTTACTGTTTCTAATCTTATTGCTAAAGCAGTTGGTAATATGAAGAAGAAACGTAAACAGGAAGAACTTAGTAAAAAGAAAGGTTATCTTAGAGATAGCTCAGGTAAAAGAGTGAGAACAGGCTATGGCGGTTATGTCAGAACAAGGAAATAAACGTGTACCAGCTATCCTTACTTCGCATTTAAAAACTAAAGCGGAGAAGGATAGTTGGAAAGAATCTTATTTTAATTCTACTTTTGTTACTGATCCTATTAAAAAGGTTATCAGTAAGAAGATTGATAAAGTAAATAAAACAAGTGAAGATGATTATAATGTTGCTTCATGGGCTTATTTACAAGCTGATAAAATTGGATACGAGAGAGCATTAAAAGAAATTATAGATTTATTGCCATAGCTATTGACTTTTCAATAAAAGTATGGTATAATATATTAATGTTAATAAGACTTATTATTAACTATATAAATAAAGTGAAGGGAGAATTTCATGACCAATGATACTGTGTTTGAGAAAGGTAACGATACGACCAATATTGATACTAACAATAATAACAACGCAATTAATAATGATAATAATGGTGTTGTAGATACTTACGTAGGTGAAGGTAAAAAGTATTCTAGTGTAGATGAATTAGCACAAGGATATCAGAATGCTGATGCTTTTATCGACAAGTTGAAAGAAGAGAATGCTGAGCTTCGTACTCAACAGACTAAACAGACAACTGTAACGGAAGTACTAGACGCTATTAAAACAGAGCAGAAATCCACGAACGGAAGTAGCGATGACCTCTCTACCATAAGTGAAGATGAAGTAGCTAAAATTGCACAACAGACTTACGATCAACAGAAACAAGTTGAGGGTGCTAAATCAAATATCTTGAAAGCAGATAAAATGCTCAAAGATATTTATGGTGATAAAGCTCAAGATATAATGAATAGTAAAGGCTCTGAACTTGGTTTAGGTCCTGATACTCTTCAAGATCTAGCTGCTAAATCACCTACTGCATTTATTAATCTTGTAGCTGGCAATCAAAAGTCTGCTAACGAAACTGCACCCACTACGGGTTCAGTGAACAGCGACTCATTAGCAAATGTAAATCAACAGACTATTGCACAGAAGGGTACTTATACATGGTACCAAGAGTTGAAGAAAAATAATCCTTCACTTTACAACTCTTCATCTGTTCAAAATCAAATGATGGAAGATGCACGTACAATGGGTCGTGATGCTTTTTTTAATACTTAATTAGGAGGTAATCTGTTATGGCAGGTTGGTCTACAGGTAATATGGATCATCTCATTCGTAGTGAGATTTGGTCTAGTGAGTTGAAGGATGTCCTTTTGGATGATCTTCAGGCTCAGGGATATGTACGTTGGTTGTCCGAATTCCCAGATGGTAATACATTTACTATTCCATCTATCGGTACTGCAAACGTACGTGATTATAACGAAGGTGATTCTGTTGTATATGATGCTATGGATACTGGTGAGTTCCAGTTTAGTATCAGTGAGTACGTAAGTTCCGCAACATACATCACTAACAAGGCTAAGCAGGATTCATTCTATATGAATGAGCTTGTATCTAGTTTTGTACCTAAACAGCGTAGAGCTATTGAAGAGAAACTTGAGACTGATATTCTAGCACTCTCCGGTTCTCAGACAGCTTCTAACGTTAACTCAATCAATGGTGCAGAGCATCGTTTTGTTGGTACAGGTTCCAATGAAATTATGGCTCCTGCTGATTTTGCAAAGGCTAAGTATGGCTTGAAAAAAGCTAACGTGCCTATGTCTAATCTCGTAGCTATTGTTGATCCTTCTGTTGGTTATGCTTTGGAGACATCTAGCAATCTAGTTAATGTTTCTAACAACCCACGTTGGGAAGGTGTAGTAGCTGATGGACTCACTTCCGGTATGCGTTTCGTTAAGAACGTATATGGTTTTGATGTTTATGAGTCTAACTACTTGACTGATGCAAACGAAACAATTGGTGGTGTAACTACTGCTGCTGGTAAGGCTAACATGTTCTTCAGTGCTGAAGGATCTGTTACTCCATTTGTCGGTGCATTCCGTCAGATGCCACAGGTTGATTCCGAGTACAATAAGGATAAGCAACGTGAAGAGTACGTAACTACTACTCGTTATGGTGTTCAGCTTTATCGTCCAGAGAATCTCGTTTGTGTTCTTACTGATACCGATCAGGTTTAATAGGAGGTAATCTAATGGGAACTACATGGACAAATGATGATGGTCTTGTCGTACAGTTTGGTACTCGTACCTCTGAAGACAAGCGTGGCGGTGTTGTAAGTACTGCTGGTAATGTTGAGGAAATGGTCGTAGACTTTGCTTACGATGATCTTCCAGATGGCTCTACTGACGGATCTTATACTACCATTCCTTCCGGTGCTATGATTCTTGATGCTTATTTTGAGGTAACTGCCGCGTTTGTTGGCGGTACTTCTTATGACATTGATCTCGTAGATACTGCTGGTTCAGCTATTGGTTCTGGCGAAGACAAGCTCTTTGATGCTCTTGTTACCGCTGATATCAACGCTATTGGTGAGCGCAATTCTGCACGAACTCATGGTGGTACTAACTCTGGTAATGCTCTTGATACTGAGCTTGCTAGTGCTGGTATGCTTAAGGCAGCTGCAACAGGTACGTTTACTGCTGGCGCAGGACGTATGGTAATTCGTTACATTCCGTAACTAAAAAGCAGGGCGTACTAATTATTAATTTAGTTAGTACGCCTTGTATTAATAGGATAAATTATGGCACAGATGACTCTTCTTGACATGACCCAGAATATCCTGTCAGCTATGGATAGTGATAATGTCAACGATATAGATGCCACACCTGAGTCACAGCAAGTAGCTACCGTAATCAAAGAAACATACTTTGAGATTATTAATCGTAGAGATTGGCCATTCCTTATGGGGGCTGATCAACTAACAGCACTGGGTGATTCTTCTAATCCAACACGTATGCAAATCCCTAGTGGGGTTAGTAAAATATATTGGATTAAATATGACCGTAAGGAAGCAACTGCTGATCCTGAATTAAGTACAGCTATTACTTATAAAGAACCTATTGACTTTATAGAATTATGTGATAATAGAGATAGTACAAGTTCAGATGTATTAGTAGTCACAGACTCCAGCGGTATCAAACTAAATATTCGTAAAGATGATGGTCCTCAATACTGGACATCTTTTGATGACGAATATATCTATTTCGATTCTTATGCTTCTTCATTAGAATCAACACTACAAGAAAATAAAACCAAGATACATGTTCTTAAAGAACCATCTTGGTCACACACAAATACAACAATACCTGATCTACCTGCTCACATGTTCTCTATGTTTTTAGCTGAGGCTAAGTCAGTATGTATGCTCAACATTAAACAAATGGAATCAGTTAAGGAAGAGCAGAGAAGTAGAAGAGGTTTAACTAGAATGCAACATGCATCATGGAGAGAGAATGGAAAACCAAGAACCCCTAACTACGGTAGAAACAGATAAACAAAAAAAGAAACCTAGAAAGAAATATGTTAGATCTAGGGAAAATAATAGTAAGCCTCTACAGAATACAAAAGCCAAACGACTAGAACAACAGAAGTTATGGCAAGAAGGTATGCGTACCAAGTTTGAAATCAAACGTCTACCTCAGCTCACTTCCGTTGAGATCGTAACCAAAGGTAATACTAAACTACCTAATAGTTTACAGGGTATGTGGACCGATCATAAAATAGCTCAACGAGCAATTAATGTTTATATAGAAACTGGATTCAAGGTTTAATGCCACAAGCACAACAAAATAAAAATTATTTCACATTCGTTAAGGGGCTTATTACTGAAGCAAACCCATTAACATATCCAGAGGATACTTCTTTTGATGAAGATAATTTTATACTAAAACGTAACGGTAGCCGTGAACGTAGATTAGGTATAGATTGGGAAACTAATAATAAAACAGCCAATACTGTTGATGTTGTTACTACAATAGGTGGTTCTTCTTTTGATGATTCCGAAATAGAAAGTTATGCTTTTACTACTCATGAATGGAGGGGTGTAGCTGGTGATGGGAATAAGAATTATACTATTCTTCAGATAGGGCCATATCTTTATGTACACGATATGGAAAGATATCCATCTGATAGTACGGATAATCATATTATATCTGAAAACAGAATAGATCTAAATATAAGCGGTAACGAATACATAGATCTAACAAACTATGCGGCTCCTGGATTAGCTAGTTCAGTAGGCACAAATCCTGTTGATATTGCTTTTGGTAGGGGACGTGCATTTATTACCTGTGCTTGTGTAGAGCCTATTTATCTTGAATATACTACAGCCACAGATACGTGGTCTGTTGTTCAGTTTGAGTTACAGGTTAGAGATTTTGAGGGGGTAACAGATAACCTAGATTTAGGTGAGCGTCCATCATACCTCTCAAAAGAACACCAATATAATCTACTTAATCAAGGCTGGAAAAACGAGGGTGAGGGTGGTATAGATACACGTAAGATGTCACCACTAGAAGATATTGGAGCGGTTAGTGAAGTAACAGTAACCAACGGTGGTTCTGGTTATACCACTGAACCAACCATTGCTTTTACTGGTGGTGCGGGTGCAGATGCAGCAGCTACAGCCACTATACTTAATGGAGAAGTTATCTCTATTACTGTAACAGAAGGTGGTACTGGTTATACTTCCGCACCTACCATGAGTTTTTCAGGGGGTGGTGGATCCGGTGCAACAGCGACTTGTGATTATGCTACTGCTAATGACACTCCATCTAAATATCCATCTAACTCTGACTTATGGCAATTAGGTAAATATACAGATCTTGATACAGCATCTAGCACCAACGGCCAAGATATCTGGAATACTACACAACTAGATAAATTCAATATAGGTAATGCAACTGCGGCTAAAGGTAGTTTTACTTATGATTTATTTAATATAAATAGATCTTCTAACGTAGCTGGACTTTCTGATATAACTGAAACATATAGAGCAAGCACAGTAGCTTTCTTTGCTGGACGTGTTTGGTATAGTGGTTTTAATTCTGAACGCATTGGTGGTAATGTAGTATTCTCTCAAATTATTCAAAACATAGATCAGCAAGTTGGTTATTGTTTTCAAGCTAACGACCCTACTGCTGAAGACCTAAACGAAGTACTACCTTCTGATGGTGGTGTTATTGATATTCCAGAAGTAGGACATGTCAATAAGATTATTACTGCAGGTAACTCATTAATTATTTTAGCTAATAATGGTGTATGGCAAATATCTGGTGGTGATTCAGGCTTTACTGCTGATACTTATGTAGTAAAGAAGGTAACTAATGTTGGTTGCGATTCACCAAATAGTGTTATCTTTGCTGAAGGGCTTGTTTTTTATTGGGCTGGTGGTGGTATTTATGTGCTGGAAGCAGATCAAATATCATTAAATCTGAAAGCTACAAACATAACACAGAATACTATTCAAACTAAATATAATAATATACCTAGAAATAAAAAGAATAAAGTCTTTAGTATTTATGATGAGAACGAAAAAGTACTTATTTGGGGATATAATGATGATGCTGGTGAGGATATAGATTATAAATATACTAAATCAATTATGTATGATTTAAATCTAAAAGCTTTTCATTTACATTCACTAGGAACCCTAAACGGAGATAAACCTTTTATTGCTACGGGTCTTTTCTATCATGATCTAACGGTTGGGGGGGTACAACAGAAAAGCACACCTAAGTTCTTATCTATAGTGCCTACAGTACCTACTCATGCAACGGATAAACAGTGGAAATATTGTTTTAGTTATATGAAGGATGGAGATTATTTTACAGATTGGAGACAGTTTGAGATAGATATAAATAGTGCCACTGACGATGCTGTTGCTGGTCATAGTTATACCTCATATTTAGAAACCGCTTATGAGTTAGGCGGTGATGCTATGAGAAATAAACAAGTTAATTATTTATATATTTATATGACACGTACTGAATTAACAGCTACGGATGGCGTTCTTGATAATCAAAGTGCTGTAGATGTACAAGCTCGTTGGGAATGGGCTGATGATTCTATAAGTGGTAAATTTACAGATACATTTGACGGTTATAAATATGTACGTCCTTATGTATTATCTTCCACAACAGGAACAGTAAACGTGGATTATGGTTATAAGGTTATGGTAACAAAAAATAAAATACGTGGTCAAGGTAAAGCAGTACAATTTAGATTCGCTTCACAAGATAATAAAGACTGTAAGCTTTTAGGTTGGGCGATACACGCAACAGGAGTAACTATAGTGTAATGATTATATATCGAGAAGAGAGAGCAGAGGACTTGGTAGATGAGATTAAATTACACATACATAATCATTGGGAAGAAGTAGAACAATATAAAGATAAGATAAAACTTAATCCTGATTTTAATAAATATATTGAATTAGATAATCTAGGTATGTTACATGTTGTAACCGCTAGAAGAGAACAGGATTTAAAACTGATAGGTTATTTTATATCAGTAATAATGCCACCATTACATCATAAAGATCATTTATTTGCTGTTAGTGATATTATTTATATTGCACCAGAATATCGTGGTAAACTTTTAGGTTTAAAATTAATTAAATATACTGAAAAGAAATTAAAAGAGAAAGGTGTTTCAGTTCTAAACATAACCATGAAGACACACGCATCATTTGAAAAAATATTAGAACGTATTGATTTTAATAAACAAGAAATTACATATACGAAATACATAGGAGTATAGAAATGCAAGCTTTAATGATAGCATCAACAGTAATTGGAGCTTATTCAGCTTACCAACAAGGTAAAGCATCTAAAAAGGCAGCGGCGGAGACACGTAAAGCTAGGAAAGCTGAGGCTAAAGTGCAAGCTGCTAAAATGGTACGTGAGAAGAAAGATGTTGTTGAGCGAGGTCAGAGAGCTAAGGCAGTTGCTCTAGCACAAGCAGAAGCAGCAGGTGGTGAAACTGCAATTAGCACACAAACATCTTTACTTCCAGGGGTACAAGGATCTATTACTTCTCAACAGGGAGAGCAACTATCTTTCCTTGAGGGACAGGATGTTGCTATGGGTCAACGTAATGTAGCTGCAGGTAGAGCTGCCGGTCATCAATCAAGAGCCAACCAGTGGGGAGCTTATGGTTCTATGGCTGGTACTATTTTCTCGGGCGCACAAGCTCTAGCATAATGACAACTCAAGCACTCTTTGCTGATCAAGAGATAGATCTATTTGCTGATCTTGAACAACCAGAGGAACAACAGCCTCTAGGTGAAACACTACGTAAACTTATTGCTGGTGAAGCTACGTACGTATCTGCTCAGGAGAATAGATATGAACCTATAGTACGTCAACAGCAGTACATTGGTGCATATAATCAGCTTAAGACTGAAGATAATATTGATGGTGTACTACATAATTCAGCTTCAGCATATAGTAATAGTATGCGTGAAGTACTGAATACATACATGCAGAAGTATATAGATTCTAATCCTAACGATGTAGATGGTTTTCAGGAAGAAGTAATGACTGTGAGTGAAGCTCACGGTACTCTTGATGAGGATATGACAGTTGAGAATGCTTTTGATGTAGCATTCGTTGAGTCAGCTGCTAGTACCAATATGGATACAGCAGTGCAGAAAGAACAAATGTTTAGGTTCTATGCTCAGAGACAATTAGCAGAACTTTTAGATAAGCAGGATGTGTTTGATAAGGTTGTTAATTATACTGCATTATTATGGCCAGATATTACTTATGATATATCTCAGTTCTTAGAAGGAAGCTGGTTTAATAATTACGATGATTTCTATTCATTCCAACAGAATTTCTTTTCGTTGTCACCCAAAGATAAAGTTATTGCTTGGAAAGAAATTCAAGAACAAGCATACGAAACCTTCGATAGCAACGAAGTAAAGACAGCTATCTTCTTGGCAACACTCATTGATCCAGTAGGTGCTGATGAGGTTAAGACACAAGGATACTTCGATGCATTCGACATAGGTACTGCTGGAGTTACTGCTGGTATAGCACTAACCAGACCTTTGTTTACCGCTCTCCGATCAATGAGACTTAATAAGAAACTCATGGAGCTTGAGAATGTAGATGAAGCAGGAATGGTTACAGCCATGGAAGGATTGGACGAGGCAGGGGCTGATGCGCTCTCTGCGAGCCGTTTCGATACAGCCTCTACCATTAACCCATTTAATACAGAAGAGTTCATAGGGGGCATTGACGGTCTCTCAGAGGCTACTGTACGTAACCTAGAGGGACATATAGGACAAGGTACTAAACTAGATACCATTCTTAATAATATACATAGATTCACATCTCCAGAAGCTGATAGCTTATTCCTAAAGGAAGGCTTCATACCACCAGATACGAGAGAACGTCTAATAGCTGAAGCACTTAATAAACAACAGCAGTTATCACATGATTATCGTGTGAAGCTCGGTGTCGATATGAGGGATGTTCGTGTCATTAAGAGTGATGAGGATGGTTTCACTATTGGTTATAAGCTGGAGGGTTTAGACTTAGAACATAAAGTAGCCTTTACTATTGATGATGAAACAGGCTCATTTATGACTACTGAATTAGGTAAAGTACCTGCTACTGTACTCTCACCTTCTCGTTTATTTCAGGATGATCCATACTTAGTATCTGGCTTTACCAGAACCGGTGATCAAGGTGCTCGTTTATCTGCTGGTTTTAAACAAGCATATAAAGAAGCACTTAAGCCTATAGAAAAAGGTTTGATTAAGGACGGTATACTAGATAAAATTAAATACCGTAAGCGGTATAGACAACTAGATGAGATACTCGTTTTAGCTGATAACCACAGATTGAAACAAACACTCACACCCATACAATTAAAGCAAGGTTTCTTTACTAATAATGAAGGTAAGGTAATTCATTTTGAAGCTCTCAGTGATGATGGCGTTAAGGCTTATTATGGTGTACGTAGAGTACTAGATCAGTTGTGGGAACTAACTAATTATCGTATACGTAGGGAATATCAGGCTAAAGGTTATAAAGATATTGACATATACCAAACAGTAGATGGTGCGGTCGCTAAACAACAACATATCGGTAAGCCTCATGATACTATAGAAGCTGCACATACATCTATTAGGCATTATGGTGATTCACTTAGTCAGGGTAAGGGTAAGAGATCACGATCTAACTGGATATATATCTATAAAGCACCAACTGAGGAGGGTGCTAGTGGTTCGTTTAATAAATACCCTAGCCACCAACTACCCTCTAAAACAGGTATACTTCAACAGTGGTATGATGAGGGATATAAACTTTATAGATTAGATACACCTGTTTTAATGAAGAATGCTGGTGATACTAAAGGTTCTTATATTGATTATGCTCTTATTAAGGAAGAGTGTTGTGTACATGAACTGCCTTATACTATGTTGAATAAGGAACCTAATTATATACCACGTATTTATAATAAAGGAACTTACTTCGTTAAGGAAATAGAGAAGGAAGGACTGACACATACTAGACGTATAATGTACAGCAAAAAAGATGCTGAGGATTTTGTCAACACACAGAATAAATATCTAGGTGAGGAAGTTACAGGCTCTAAATGGATTTATAAATTCGATAGAGAATTAACACCTTATGAACTTGAGGAAGAAACTATCAATATGTTTGGTGGTTTATATTCAGGTAAACGTGCTAAGGATAGAATCATTGAGGGTACTGGTGTTCCTAATGAAGCGGAGTTCCCTGATCGTGTTAACTCACTAGGTGCTATTCAGAGATACATGAACCACGTAGCTTCTGTTATTCCTATGAATGAATATCGTATGGCTATGCAGAAGCGTTGGTTGAATACAGCAGAGAAGATTAGAGTACAGAAAGGATACGCAGCTGTACTTGAGAAACCTTGGGACTTTCATTCTGATATTTTGTTAGATAAGTTTTCTTCTGAAGCTGTTGCTTTGGAGAGTTTACGTTCATATATAAACGATGTTATGCGTTTACCTACATTCACTGATAAACTGTGGACATCAGGAATGCGTAGGTTAGCTGAGACTACAGAGAAAACCACTATAGGTTCTATTGATTGGAGCGGTGGTCTTTATAAGAAGAAGTTTGGTAAGCCTTACGATGCTACTATATATAGAGGATTACAATGGGCTTCATCAAAAGATCCTTATGCTCTTATGCGTACAATGGCTTTCCATCCCTTACTAGGTTTCTGGAACTTCTCTCAACTGGTAGTACAATCAGCAGGAGCAACGATAGCGGTTTCTCTTGATCCTGTTAATGCTACTAAATATATGAGACAGTACTCAGCATTAAGGATGTTGAGTTTAGCTAAACATTTTCCAAAGATACAGAACAACCCAGAGAAAATGTCTCTTATTTATAATAAAATAGCTAAGGCATCTGATCTAAAAGTAGATGATCTAAAAGAACTACACCTTCAATGGGAACGTACTGGTCTTGAAGAATCAATTATGCTTAATGCTGATTTCAACGCTGCTAAACAGGGGTTTGGTATAGGTATTGAAGGATTAAAAAAGATAACCGATAGTGGACTGCTGTTCTATCGTGAAGGCGAGCTAGTTAACCGAGGATATACTTGGTTAATGGCTAGAAATAAATGGATGACTAGGGAAGGACGTGGTGTTCTAAATACTGCTGATGAGAAAGCTGTTATTGATGAGGCTTATAAAGTGGGTCTTAACTTCTCACGTATGAATCGTGCTCAGTGGCAGAAGGGAGCATTATCTGTGCCTACACAGTTCCAACAGGTAATGGCTAAGTTCATGGAACAGTTTATTCCTGGATCTAAGAACTGGACTAAAGGTGAGAAAGCCAAAGTACTGACAGGACAGTTGATATTATTTGGAGCGGCTGGAGTACCAACTGCTGAATACATAATTAATAATGCATTACGTATGTCTGGTTATGAAGCTGGTGATCTATCGGAAACAGAACGTAGAACTATTCAAGAAGGAATAACAGGTTTGTTCCTAGAGCTGATGGATGCTGATGTTACTGTAGTTAATCGTATGGCATTCTCTGCTGATCCCGAACATAGTGTTATTGGTAAACTTTTTGATGGTGGTCCTAGTACTGCATCTGCTTACTTTGGTGCGTTTGGTACAGTGATGGGACGTGCGGAGAATAGTATTAGTTTACTTAAACCAATATTTGGTTCAGCAGATACAATACATGACTTAACAGCTAATGATCTTTTGGCTGGAGCTAGTCAGCTTGGGCGTATCTCTTCTTCTTGGAGAAACATACACAAGTCTATGTATCACCATAACTTAGGTATCATGTTTGATAACCATGGTAATAAAATTAAGGAAACAAGACCTAACCTAGTTTCAGAAATTGGTCAAGCACTTGGTTTTAAATCAAAAGATGTTGAGATTACCTATGACATGCTTGAGTACAACAAGGATAAATCTACATTCTATAAAGAGATACTGGATGACATGGTTCAATTACGTGTTATGTATCTACATACGGTAACTGGTGAGGTATCAGATCCACAGGCAGCTCGAAGACTACTAGCAGCTGAGAAGATTCTGTTTGCTGGTGCTGGTTTATCACCTGACGAAGAGCAGAAGATGTATACTATGTTGGGTCAGAGACTTTCTCAGAATGAAGGTAAGTACGTAATGGAACATAATAAACTATTCAACAATATATGGTTGGAACAAGGTGCTCCTAGAGTTGAACAGACAGTACCACCGCTAATGAATATAGGACAATAAGATGGGACTACAAACACAACTACAAGATCCTACTGTATATGATATACCAGATACAGCAGTGGTGGATGATCATTATAGACACTATGCTAAGGCATTTGATACTGCTGTTACTGGTGGTATTGAGACATACAAAGAATATCAGAAAGGAGTTGCTAGGGAAGAGCAAGCAGGGGAAGTTGAGGGTTATCAGAGTGAGGTTGAGGCATATCAAAAAGCTAAACCCACACCACTGCCTTCTAATGCTACACCTGAACAGGTACAGTTAGCTAAAGAACAGTCTCAGGTATTTCAAATGCATAAGCAGGGGCTATTATCTGGTCCTAGTTTAAAAGCACGTATACAAAAAGTAGCTCGTCAACAGATGGTTGATCATCCTTGGATGGCTGCGGAGATTAAAGCTTACTCTGCTTTCTATACTAAAAGCTCAGCTGGTGCTATTGAGTTACCGCCTGAGTTACAGGGTATTAAGGATGCACAGAAACAGATAGCTAAGAACATGGCTCTTGAGGGCATGAACGCTACTGATCCTAATCAATATAATGCTTACGTCACACGTATGCATAAGGTAGCTGTGCTTGATGCTAGACAGAAAGAATTAACATATAATGCATCACAAGGTGATTTCAATGTTCCTGATGTTATAGATCTTATTGATAACATGGCATTAATATTACCTGCTAGTGAAGGTCAAGGTATGGGTATGTTACCTTTAATGAAACAGTTTAATAAAGAACTAGCTAACGCAGGTGGAGATCCCTCTCAAGTTAATGTGGGTTTCTATAAGTCACAAGTATCTTTGCTTAAGTTTCAGCTTAAAGCTGGGCTATCTGCTGCTATTGAACAGGCTGGTGCTAATCTTGATTTTAATGATCGCAAGGAAGTAGAGGAACATATAAATAATATAGGTAGTGATTGGATTACTGCTATTGAGGAAGGTAATAAAGCTAAGCTTGGCTTCCTTAAGAGTCAGAATGAGTTGGTAGAACAAGGTGTTATACGAGATCTGGGTCCTATAGCACCATTAGCTAAAGCTCTTGGTGACTCAGGAGCACAGGAACTATTGGGGTCATGGAGAAGGCTATCTGGGTTATCTGAGAATGCTTTTAAGCTCGACCCCTTCTATATTAAACATCCTATCTACTCTGATATGTTACGTAGGAACAAACCTGAATTTTATATAGGTGCAGTAATTAAGGGTTTCTCAACAGGCAATCCACTTGAACGTACACCATTAACTAATAATATTGCAGTTGATGTAATTAGTAGTATGTCAAGTGCTAATGTACAAACTAATCAACCATTCACTAAAGAACAACAGATAACATATAGTACTGCTGTCAATAACTTATTGAATCAAGAGAGTACTGAGCATCGTGTGGGTGCTATGGAGAGATTACTTACTGATCGTATTAATGCTAGTGTGATATTTAGTAATCCAGAAACTACACAGGAAGTACGTAATGCATTCACATCTATCTATACCGGACTGATAGAGAAACGTGAGACTATGGAATCACAGGCTATCTTCTATATTGGTGATGATAGTAATGTTCACTCATATCTTCCGGGTCGAGCTAAGGAAATTGATTTACTTTTTGGTGAAGGTACACAGGCTGTTGAACCAGCATTCGTAGAGATGACTAATAAAATGTTATCGTTATATGACATCATAGGTTTTAATTCTAACATAGGATTAACTAGGGATGAGTTCATTCGTAAAGTTCTTGGTGAACGTAGAGAAAATAAATGACATTCAAGTACTGGCAAGATGGTGAAGAGAAGGAAGCTGAATCACTAGACCAAGCCATTGATCAGACTCTAATACATAAACCAGAAGAGTCTCAAACACCTATTGAGAGTGCCTCAGAGCCAGCGAGAGAGCTTGCTGAGTACATTGAGGGGCGTAAGGGTGTCCTAAAGGAACTCTTCTCTACGGAGGCGTGGAAGGAAGCATTGACTACCTTACCTAAGCTTGATGATGTGGTAGCACAGAAAGAAATTAGAGAAGAATCTATGTCTGTAGCTCTTGATTGGATGGGTGGTGGAATAACTCAGGTAGGTAAGAAGGGTGTACAATTAGTTGGTGAGGTTGCTGACATGATTGATAACTACAGACCTGGACAAGGATTTAGGGATACATATATCCAACCAAAGAAAGAGTTACCTTCTGGGGTAGAGGAACAAATAAAAAACTCAGTCTTTAAAGATAACCAAGGTAATCCTCTGGTTGTATTCCATGGCACAAACCGTATCATTGAGGGTGGTTTAAAGAAAGGAAAGGTTAGACCTGTAATCTCTTTTACTTTAGATCCTAAACTAGCTGATGAAGTATACTCAGCTGCGGATGAGATACCTTATCATGCTAAGACAAGAGTACCTAAAAAACCTGATGAGTCAGTAGAAGAATATGCTACTAGATTACAGCCTATAGCTAAAGAATTAGGATTCACACATCCTTCTAATATAATTGAAATGATTGGTGGAATGGGTGATGAGAAACAATTAGCTAAGTACGTACCTATCATAGAGAAGAAGTGGGGTATTCAAGTAACTAAACACGGTACTGATGGTAGATATTTACCTACCTCAGCAACACACCCAGTTACATTGGATATTCAAAAACCATTCAACCCTGCTGATCCTAAGCATGTTAAGAGATACCATGAGGCGTATGTTAAACACTATGGACATACAGGGGAAATGGTTAAGAAGGATTTAGAAGCTATTAAGAATGGTGATTGGCATATGCTAGAGGAACCTGAGCTTATGAAGAAGCTAGGTTTTGATAGTACATATACCGTAGAGCACGGTGCAGTTAATATACACGTCTTTGATGAGAAACAAGTAGTGCCTCTTTTTAGTAAAGTAAAAAACAAATTAGATGTGAATGTATCAGAGCACGGTATATTAGGTAGAATATATGAGATGACCAACGATGATGTTATTATTCATCATGGTCGTCCTGTTTTTACTAAGACAGGTAATAGATTATCAGGGACAAAAGGAACCAACAGATTAGAGTTTGATATTTATGATATGAAACACTATAAAGAAACCGAAGAAACACTTAAGATAGGAACAGTACAGTTGAACATAATTGAACAAGAAGGTTCAACACCTATAGTTGAGGGTTTGGTTGATATTACTTTAAATCCTAAGTATAGGAAACAAGGTTTTGGTAAGAAGATTATTGAAGCTGTACGTACACTAAACCCAGATAATAAACTAAATGTTTATGATGTAAAGAAATCAGCACAGGGTTTCTGGAAGAAATTAGGCGGTAAACCTGTAAAGAATAAAGGTGTTATTGATCAACAAGATTTTATTATTCATCATGGTCGTCCTGTTTTTACTAAGACAGGTAAGAGCAAAGCAGACCCACTAATAGAAGAAGCAAAGAAGTACAAGACTGCTGAGGAGTTTGTGGAGGCGAATATTGGAACTGACTTAGAAGGAAGTATGGAACATAGACCTACTTTCACAGGAGCAACCGCAGATAATGTCACACAAGAAGT